AATTTGCTTGAATATTAGCACTAATTTGCTCTGCATTTTTCCTAATGTTTGCACTAATCTCTTCTGCGTTTCTCATTACGTTGTCGCCAACATCTTGAAACCACCAGTCATTCTTAGTTGCTTTTTTAGATACTTTTGCTTTTGCTTTTGCTTTTACCATTTTGTAATTCTCTCTGTGTTTCCACGTTTGCCTAATAATTCTTTATTACTAGGTAGAACATATTTACCACTATTTTTTAAAACTAGTTTTAATTACTGGCGGAGAGTGAGAGATTCGAACTCTCGGTACAGTTACCCGTACTCTTCCTTAGCAGGGAAGTGCTTTAAGCCACTCAGCCAACTCTCCAGTACATTAATTATAATATGTATCATACTATTTGTCAAGAAGTTTGTAAAGTGATAAATAGTACATTATGCCAAGACTAAGTTTATGGAACAAGAACAAAACCAACGACTATGATTTTCAAGATAAAATTATAGCCGAAAACATCAATGCGGGTGGAACAGGGGTTTATGTACACAAATACATAGGCACATATACTGACGACTCTGCAAATACTAGTATTGGTACTGGTGATTTATATATACAAGATGTTTTGTTTTTAGAAAATAGAGATAGAAAGTACGATACAGACATTTATGAACTGAGAGGTACTTATAATGTAAGTGAACCAGATTTCGATTTAACACAATTTGGTATGTTTGTAAACAATAACGACTTACAAATGACGTTCCATATGAACACTCTAGCAAGTTTGCTAGGTAGAAGGTTAATGGCAGGTGATGTTTTAGAACTTCCGCATTTAAGAGACGATTTATTACTTGGTGGTGGTGAAGCAGTAAACAGATTTTTTGTAGTTAGTGATGCTGGACGTCCGGCAGAAGGATATGATGCTAGATGGTGGCCCCATTTATGGAAAGTTAAACTAACTAATATTACAGACAGTCCAGAATACAGAGATATTCTTGGAACTGGAGAACAAGCAGATGACCTAAGAAACATTCTAAGTACATACAGTACTGAGATAGCAATATCAGATAAAGTAATGGAAATGGCGGCATCAGATATGCCATATGACAGTGGCTATGCTAAAGGTGGTCATTTATACGTTGATGTAAATGCACCTGATAAGCCTGGAGTTTATTTTCCTGCAGATGGTACACCGCCAAACGGTGCTACTATTGTTGGTAGTGGAACAAGTTTCCCAATTGATTGTGTTAACGGAGATTATTTCTTGAGAACAGACTTTAATCCGAATAGATTATTTGTTAAAAACTTATCAGTTTGGCATAAAGTTAGTGATGATAAAAAAGAAGCCTGGTCCGCGGCAAACAAATTGCTTACATCATTTGTTAATAATGATGCATCAAGAACTAATACAGATGGTACTACAGGTACAGAAAAAACATCTCTTAGTAAAATTATAAAACCAAAGGCAGATTAATATGGCAAATATGGATTACTTTTATGACGCTCAACTGAGAAGATATCTTCTCCAGTTTATGAGAATATTCAGCGAATTTAAAGTCAGTGAAGGTAAAAGAAATGGTGTTACTTATTTTAATAAAACACCAGTAAGATATGCAGATATGCAAAGAATGGTAGCACATATAATCAAACAAGGTAGTGAGAATATGGTTAATAGCACACCATTTATGGCTGTAAGTATTCAAAGTTTATTAATTGCTAGAGATAGAACACAAGATCCTATGTTAGTAGCAACGGACCAAATTGCAGAAAGAGAGTATGACACAGGTACTGCTTCTTATAAATCCGGGCAAGGAAATTTATATTCAACTAAGAAAATTATGCCTGTTCCTTATAACTTAACATTAAATGTAGATTGCTGGACAGCAAACACAGACCAAAAAATGCAACTGCTAGAACAAATACTAATACTTTTTAATCCTAGTTTACAGTTACAACAAAACAGTAATCCGTTAGATTGGACACAAATCTTTGAAGTTGAACTAACTGATATTCAATGGAGTAATAGAAGTATTCCTGCTGGAGTTGATGAAACCATTGACGTTGCCACCCTAACATTTACTTTGCCAATATGGTTAAGTCCGCCAGCACAGGTCAAAAGACAAAAAATTATTAATACAATTACTACCAATGTTTACAACACAAATAGTTTAGAAGATTTAGGATACGATGATGACATATATGACTTCTTTAGAACTATTGACGGTGATATGGAAATTAATTCCATAACACCTAACAACTATTGGGTTGATGTAAGTGGCACTGAAGCAATTTTATATAAAAGTGCTCCAACAGAAGACGGTAGTACTTATGACGATGGAACCACAGTAAAAGCAAATTGGAATGACTTGCTTGAAGTATTATCACCACAAAGTGCATCAGGTACTGTAAGTGGTTCTGGTGTTAGTATTGCAGATATACCATTAACAACTGGAAGTACTTTACAACTTAACATTACAAATGAAATAGAAAGCACATCACTAATAACAGGTACAGTAACTAGAAATGTTATTGATTCTGGTAAATTAATATTTACTGTTGACGCTGATACATTACCTGCTAACACAGAAACAAATGTAACTAGGATAGTTGATCCATTAAATAACCACCCAGGCGATGGTACATTAGATGCTGTTGCATCTGGACAACGTTACTTACTAACTAACGAAATTGTCGGTGATGTTTGGGGGATAACTGCAGATATAAATGATATTATTCAATATGATGGTTCTAAATGGTCCGTGGTTTTTGATGCTAGTACTATAAGTATAAACAAGTATGTTACAAACACTTACACAAACAAACAATACAAATGGAACGGCGAAACATGGTCAAGCACACACGAGGGAACGTACAACCCGGGTTATTGGAAACTGAACATATAAGTATAATTGAAAAATTAAATCCTTTAACTAATGTAAACAAACACAAAGGCGTTGCTGGTGCAGGTGTTATCTTCTTATGTAAACACACAGGTCGGTGCTTATTTCAATTAAGAAATGCAGATAAAAGACAAAAAAACACTTGGGGTTTTTGGGGAGGTATGGTTGACGACGGAGAAACTCCTTACGAATGTATAAAAAGAGAACTTGGCGAAGAAATAGGGTTCGTTCCAGAACTGCAAAAATTAAATCCAATAGATGTATATCAAAGTAAAAATAAAAACTTTATGTATTACAGTTTTGTTGCTGTAGTAGAGGAAGAATTTATACCAACATTAAACGACGAAAGTGCCGGATATGCTTGGGTCAATATAGGACAATGGCCCAAACCATTACATGATGGCGCACGAGTTACACTAGGAAGGAATAAAGGGACCAGTAAACTGTCCACTATATTGTCTATACATTCTAGATAAGTAAGTGTATGTCAAAAGATATTATAAATTTTGATGCCGTACGACTAACTACAGAACTTAATAAATTTCAACGTCATAAGGCTATTCCCAATTCTTTTTTCGATGGAACGTTTACAATTCCACAGGTATTAGAATTATACGAGTCTTTATCCAAAAGACACAAAAGAATAGCAGACAAACTTATTAAACAGTATAAGGTTGACTTAAATGCTAGTGAAGAAGGACTAGTTAAAAGTTTAAGAAGTGAGTATACAGCATTTTTAGAAAATCAGCACACTCGTAATGACAAGTGGTGGTATCCTGCTGTCATGAATAAGTATAGATATAATATTAATCCAGTAAGAGCAATAACTTACGAAGTAAGAGAAATTGCATATTCATATAACTCGCATAATGAACATCATCATTGGCTTACAGAATTAATTACAGAGCCAAATTTTTATCATAGAGTAATACAAGATATTATTAAAGATAGAAATAAAGTAGATAAAATTTTAAATTATTATCATCCTTTAATTGTAGAAGCAGGCATAAATGAACCTATTGAAATGCGACATTTAAGAGTTTTAAGAACTGATTTGTTAGAGTATGCAAATTTATTTACAACGTTTAGAAACTGGACTCCAGACGAATAATTATTTAGAAGTAGCAATAAACACACCGTCCCAATCTTTAGGAAGTTTTTGAGTCTTTTGAAATTCACAACGTTCAATCCACATATCATAATAACCTTTCATCTTACCCTCAAAGGCATCATGTAGTTGCTCACATAATTTAATTGCTTTATCAAAATTTTGTTTACGATATTGCATGTGCATATCTTCATGCATCTGTTTGGCTTTTGCATACTTGCTTACTTTGATATCAAGTACAGTATATATTTCAATGCCCACAGTCTTTCCTTTTACTGCTAGGTCATCTACTTTAAGATAAAAGAATTTATTCTTTGTGTGTTTATAAGTGTCACCGCCTACAAGTAACAAGCAACCATATTCTTTACACTTGCTCTCTATTCTTGCCGCAGTACTTACAGCATCGCCAAGAATATCATAACTGTGTCTTGCAGTTGAACCCATCTCACCTATATAACCTAACCCTGTGTTTATACCAGCACCCATGCCTACCGGAGGTCTGCCCTCTGCTACAATTTTATCATTAAATGTTTCTACTGCTCTAAGCATTAGTAATCCTGTCTTCACAGCACTTGCAGGATGATCTGGATCTTCCATTGGAGCATTGTGTATATGCATACTTGCATCGCCTATATATTTAATAACCATTCCGTCAGCATCAAGTATAGGTTGTGTAATAGCATCCATATAACCATTCATTATTTTTGTAAGTCCTTTTACATCATCTCCAAAACTTTCTCCTAGTGGAGTAAAGCCACGTAGGTCAGAAAAGCATATACTTACTTCACGTTTCATACCTTCTTTGA